CTAATGTATCTTTCATAATTAATTATTAGGTGGAGTGTAAGGACTTAAAGGTATATTTAATAAATATGAATATTGCGTTTTTGCAATATCCTGCTCATCCTGTTCACTTAAAAATAAAAAATAAACTCCGTTTATATCTTGAACAAAATTAAAGAAAGTATCACTATCAATAAACACTCCTTGTAATTGTTCTGCTTCTTCGTTTGTAACTATTCTGCCGTATTCCATAATTAAAAAGTATTTAAACTAAAATAAGTCATTAAAGCATTTACATTATTAGTAAAATTAGTTGCTTCCGTATCTGTTAAACCTTCGCCAATTGATGAAAATCTACACTGTTTATTTGAATAATATAATGTTCCGCTTGGATTATTCCAGCGCCCTATATTTATACTATTTGCACTCCTTCCAGTTGAATTTACAGATGAACTTGTTTTAGTTCCGTTTTTAAATATTTGTTGAGTGTTTGAAACCAATCTTGATGTAATATAAAAACCTTGTGCGTTTGTATTTGTGGCTTGTGTATTGGTTAATGCGTTTACTCTACCTGCAAAAACATCACCCGTAAACCTTGAATATAAAACTATTGAATTTGTGCCAGTTGTTGGGCTTCCACTTGCGCCTATATCAAAATGATTACCTACTGAATTTGTACCACTGTAAAAACTTAAATGAGCATTATCTTGCGTTAAATTTGTAGAGGGTATTAAATATGTATCTGCAAAGGCACTTGTTCCGTTTGGTGTCATGCCTGAACTTGAATGAGTCCAGCCAGTTGAAAAAGTTAATCGAAAGGCTCCGTTTGTATCTAAAGGATTTACTAAATTCCATTTATTATTCGTTGCTGTGCTCCAAAGTGGTAAAATCATTTCTTTTATTTTACTGTAATAACCTTGACTTTTAGCATTTACAAATAAATAAGTATTAATTGCGTTTTTATCTGCATCACTTGTTATTGCTGTGTTAGCAGTAAAGTAAGCCTGTGCATCGGTATCGTATGCAACAGCACCGCCTGCAACTGAATAATCACGTGGACTTAACCCTAATGATAGTTTCATTCTGAATAAGCTATTATTGAACCACTTGTTAATGTAAGATTAGTAAAAACAGCATCACCAGGAGCGTAAATAATAGCACCCTGCTTTAATGTTTTTCCACTTAAACCTATTGATGTTAAATAATCAGTTGTTGTGTCTGGTGCAAATCCACCGGTTAATGTTCCAACTACTGTGTCAGCCTGAACAATAAAACAATAATATTTTTTTCCTGTTCTTGCAGTATTGTTATCTATATACTCACAGCCTCCATTAGCTGTTAATCTTAAAGAATTTGCCATGTTATTTTATTTTAAAAAGTACCAAAATTTAAACTTATTACTCAATATAAATTATACAATGAATTGAAACTCCTAATGGATTTGTAGTCCATGTTGGTGTTGTCCATCTTAATGTAATATAATCACCCTCATTTACACTTCTTGAAAGTCCTGATATAACAGCATTATTTAAAGGATTTGCATTAAATAAAATCCCTGTTGATATGTTAGTATAAGAACCATTAACACCTAATGCAAGCGTTGATGTTTGTGCACTGCCCAGTGTTTGTCTTGAAGAAAATACTACTGATTTAATTGTTCCGCTTTTAGGGCAAATCAATCTTAAATTTGTATCTGTATTAAAAGGTACTGTTTGTATAGAACCTATAAAATAGGTTGTATTGTCAGCAGGATTAATTGTTGATGTACAAATCATTTGTAATGAATATCCCTTTACATAACTTACTAAATCTGTTTGGTTAGTAATTGTTCCTGTTATTGCACCCCAAACACCACTATTTGCTGAAACTTCTATATAAACACTTCCTGACCATCTGTAAACCTTATTAGTATCTAAAGCTACATAAATTTTATTTGATGCTCCAGTCACAGGAAACGCCGCTAAGTTTGCATATTCTAAAACATCACTTACATAACTTGGTAAATAAGCCGCATCTATTTTAGAATCACTTTCTAATGGAGCATAACCATTAGCAACTCCTTTTTTAGCTAAATTCTCTGGTGTATATCCTAATGCTGTTTCAATAGTTCTGTTTTCATATCTATTAGTTCCTGAACTCCAAAATATACCTTCATTATTATTAGGACTTGGAGCATAAACATCATGAATTTCCGATAATTCATATCCGTTATCAATCTTAACATAAATTTTGCCATTGTTAGCATTTACATTAACTACATAACCCAAACGAACTCCATGATTTGGTGCAGTCGGTCTAACATTAGTTATTCCGCCATCAATAGTATCACTAAGGAATAATGAGTCACCATCTGCCCACGTTTCACCTTGTAAATTGCCCGTAGTGTTTATTCCTGTTATTTCACCGATTGTAATTATTCTTCCCTCTTGATTATTATCTATATTCTCATAAACAACTCCAATAGTGTCAGCACTATTTGCATCACTATCCGCTAAAGCATAATCAACAGCTAATCTGCCACCTTGTGCAGTTATTACTTTTAAAACTTTATACTCACTTGCTAAAAGATTATCTGTAGTCTTATTTATAACTGTTAAAAATAAATTTTCAGGGTAACTTGTTCCACCGCCACCTTCAGGAACATAATCTAATTGTGTCCATGTTTGAACTCCATCACCTATTTTAAATCTTTGTTGGTCTGTGCCTGTATAAAATACATCACTCGTAAATGCTACCTCACCTGCTGCTAATATCGGATTGTTTGTAGTCCAATTTGCTGATGTATCTCTTCTTAATTGTATCTTAGCTGTTAATGTACTCATGCTTGTACTATTTGATTTGTGTAAACTGTTGAACTCGAACCGCCATCTATTGTATTTATAACTAAAACAGTGTAAGTCTCACCGGGACTTAATGTTGTAACTACATTACCATTCTGATCTACTATTGTAACTTTTAATGTACTTCCTGGATTTGTTATTGTTGTATTAAAAGGTATTTGGCAAGTATCATAAGTGAATGGCACTTTTAACTGAACATCGAAGTAATATCCTGCATCTTCATCGTCAAATCTTGGTTCACTAAAAGGTGTTAATGTAAAATTATCAGTAACTAACTTCCATCCATAAATGGTTGAACTTAATTGACTAATAATATCTAAACATATTTGTTGAATATCTGAAAATAGTTCCTGTTCATTCTTTTTACCTTTAATAAGCCTATCCATTACATAGATTTTTAATACATGGATATAAGCATTGCCTTGTATCTGTGATGGCTCATAATCAACCCACATTGCAGGGTAATTAGTTATGCCACTTGTTGCAAACTCAATTACACTGCCATTACCAAATGAACTTATTTGATAATGAGCATCAGCGATGTTGTTTAGGTTCTTTATTACTTGGTTTAAGGTTATCATTCAAATATTTTTTTAATATCTCTATTTTATTAAATAGCTTATATCCTTTTTTAGTAGCGTTTTCTTTTTTCAAACTTTTCTTCATAGCTAATATATCTTTTATTGCGACCTAAAAAGATTCCTTCATCATAAGCATAAGCTTGTGGAATTATTGTATCAAATCCACTACCAGGATTATCATATAATGGATAACTACTTGCATATTGCAATAAGTATTCTATTAATCTGTTAGTATGATATTGTGCTTTGTCAGTCACTAAATCCATGAAGTTATTTAATTCACTTGAATCTATGCCTGTGCTGTTATCACTGTTTTTTCTAACTATATTCTTATTAGTTACCTTATAAGTTAAAAAAGGTGCAGCTTCAACCATTACCCACCACTTCAAAGCAGGTATAATATAATCGTTTAATAAAGTTGTATTTAAAGCAGTTAATGTTGCTGTTTCAACTTGAGTTATAATCTCATTGTATAAACCACTACCGATATAATTACGGATGTGTATCTTTTGAGCTTCTTCAATTGCTATTCTTATATATTTTTCATCTACGTTTGGATCAACAAATGTGTAATCCTTAACATAGGTTGCTGTTACTAAAAGTACTGTTGCCATTATTTTTTAATTTTAACTGTATTTGCGGACCAGATATGCCTACAGAATGGTGTGCGTGACTTGCCACCTTTGCGAGTCCACCAACCCCCCCTGAAGTTCCAAACATCCCATCCAACAATATTACTAATTTGTTCTATTTGCGCTCTTGAATACATTTTATTTACATTCAATAACTTTACACAAAATTCTCTTGAATTTTCAATATCAGGCTTTACTCCTGGTCTCCACTCATAAGAATAAACTACTTTATATTCTTCAGGTTTTGCTCCTATTGTTTTGGCTTCTCTTACTGCTGTTTTTTCAGGTATTCGAACTGCTTTTTTTTCGCCACCTGTATTAACTTCTTTTATTTTTAAGATTTCATCTTTAATCATTTGCTCTATTAAGTCATTAACTCTATCCTCACGTATTCTTAATATATCAGCTATGTTTTTATTATCCATTAAAGGGTCTTTATCTAATAGCACTATAATATCTCTTACAAGTGATTTACTTAATGGACTAACCTCAACCGCAAAATCAAATTTACCATCTTTATCTAAAGGTTTTTTTTCTATTATTTCAAATTTATCAGCATCTTCACCAAATATGTTGAATAATTCTATTACTTCATCAATTTCACTTTCTGAACTAAAAGCATGCTCACAACAAGTATTTTCAAGTTCAGGCTCACATTCAAATCTATGAACAGCACTTGAAACTATTGGTTTAATCTCTTCTTGAATTGGAGGTAAACCATACATTTCACGTACTTCATTTTTAGTCATTACCTTAATTTTTTCTTCAATAGGTAACTGCTCTTCAATCGGATCTAACTCTTTTAAATAAATACGATTTGAAAATCCTTTTAACTTCAATAAGTAGTTAAAATCTTTTTCAATTTCTCTTTGATTAGGAATAATATAAGTTGATTTATACAATTCATAAGAATCATTTATCTGGTCTTTATTCCCAAGTTCCCCTGCTGTTTTAATACCAACTAACATTGGATTTGGAATGTGATGCCCTATGATTAATTCTTGAATAACTTGGTCGTTTAATTCAGTTAATTGAGCATCTACATTTTGAGGTGTTAAATGTTCAATTGTTGGAGCAGAATCTCTATTACCACTAAATGAAATTAGTAAGCTGTTTGCTCTATCAGTACCTGTAAATTTTTCTTTTAGTCTTGCTTCAATTTCTTCTTTCTCTTCTTCTGTTGGTCTGCCATTGCTAAAGTTTAAAATAGTTCCTGCATTGAATCCACTTTTAATAGCATTCAATCTATAATTAGAAAGCTCTACATCAATCTCTGCATAAACAGCTGAAGCCACATAGTCAGGTAATGGATAAGCATCCAAATCAGGTCTGTATTCTTTTGAAACGAATATTTGTCTGCCTGTTGGTTTCTCAGTGTCAAATAAAGGGATGTATTCTAAGTCGGTATCTTCAGGAGTTTGTTTTATTTTGCTCCAGTCCTTTGAATACCAATAACCCTCAGCATCTTTTGCTTTTCTTAGGTTGTTATAAGGAAAATGTAATAACTCAAAGTTGTTACCTGCTTTATTCCAAATTACTTCTAAATAATAACCTCCAAATAACTTTTTATCTAATACACATTTTTTTACAATATCTTTTAAAGTATCATAGTTAGTATTCTCTTTATTGATAAAGTCATTTGCTCTTGCAATATCTTCTATACTAAGACCAGAAGAATCAAAGCCAACACCGGCACCACAAATATAAAGTACCTTACCATTAATAAAAGCATTGTGCTTAGAACTACGATTAAACAAATAAAGTAAGTAAGCAGGATAATTGTTATAATATCCGCCCTCTTTTTCTGCTCCATAAATTACCCATTCTTTTGATTTCTCTTCTTTAAATACAGGTGTTTTATGTGCCTGTAGTTTAAGATTAATTACATCATATATGTTATTCTCCATAAGTTATAATCGTTTTACTTTGATTATCGTATTCTGTATAAATAGGTAAATCACTATTTACTTTTATCATTCCAATTTCTAAAATACTTGTTGTATTTTCTACATTCAAATTACTTGAACTTGTTTGCTCATAAATAGTATATTCATAAAAACCTGTTTCAGGCAAAGATACAACTCCACTGGTTAAGTTTACTGTTCCTGTAGTTTCAGTAATTAAAAACTTATTGAATCGTGTTGGAAAGCCACTAACATCACTTGCAATAAAATTAACTGAACTCATTAACACTTGATGTTTAAAGCTAAATAAATAATAAGGATTTGCCAATGTTACTTTTTCACTAAGTGTAAAAATAAGAAAATTATTTTGCCCTTTATTTATGATTTGCATATTTTATAAAGTACCTAAAATTTAAACTATTGTAAAAAAACAAAGGAGTGTATTTCTACACTCCTAAGCAATCAAATTAATTAAAACAGAAAACTATATGATGCCAGAAATCACACCTGAATTTACTTTGTTAGCTGGTAGTGGTTCTTTACCTGTTAATGTTAATGAGTAGCCATTTTTGTCACCCATTGCTTTACCGGTTGAACTTGTGCCTGCTGTTAAGTGCATCGCTCTTGTTTCACCTGCTAAATGATAAACATCATCAGCATCTTGAACAATAACCATTAATCTATTTTGAGTAAGTAAACGAACAATGTTACGGTTCTTAGCAGTCATTTTATAAACGCTAAAAGTTAATGTTTGTTCGTAAAAAGTTGTTCCGTTTTCAATTGACACAGTTGCATTTTCGTCAAATTGTGCATCTTCTAATTCAACCTCAACAGTCCAAAACTTTTTGCCTGCTGACATTGTAATTGCAGTTACACTTCCTGATGAACTTGTAATTGATGAAACGTTTGCAAACTCTGTTAAATAAAGTTTCTTAATACCGCCGGCACCTTGCCTACAGTCTAATGATATTCCCTCTATGAGTGTACATGCCATGGTTTATAAATTTTAAAAGGGAGTTTTTACACTCCCTTAGTTAATATTAAGCGTTTGTATATTGTACTACGTGGTCGATGAATTTTACTGCACAACCTGCTCTAAAACTACCGAAGACCTTATATACTCGGTCGTCCTGGGAGAACCAACTTTCTATGGTATCAGTATCAGATTGTAAGTCTGTTCCGTATACTAAGTTAGAAGCATAAGTAGCAATTATACGATTTCGTACTGCACTTGGTACAGAACCTGTATCAACGGTTGCATCACTAAGTCCTGGCACACCAATAACTTTCATGTTAGTACCTGGATACATTAATTCCCAATTGTTCCATACGTTATCAGTAGTGTATTGAGAACCATAAATACCATAAGTTGAAGTAATCTTAGCAGCTAATGTTCTGAAAGTATCTAATCCACAGAAAGCAACAACTGGCTCATTTACTAATGCAGCAGCTGGAACTTTTGAATAAACATCATCAAATATAGTTAATACGTTTGTTGAGTTTAAAGTTGAAGGTGTTGCAGCAACTGCTGTACCTGCTGTGTCAATAGTAGCTAACCAACCATTCATTTGTTTTAATACTGTTGAATTGCCATAAGTCGTTTTGCCTGCCCATATCATATTTTCAACATTACGTGCTACTTGAGCAATTTTTCTGTCGATGATTTGTTGTGCAATTGACATTGAATCTACATTTGAACCTGCTGGTAAATACTTCTGTGTAAAGTAAACATTCAAGTCATTTAAACAGAATTGCTCTGAAAATTGAATACCTACAGTTGCG